TATACAAAAAAATGAATATAAAAGTTATTAAAGAATACTATAAACAGGCAAAATTTTTATATCATAGCATTGATGATCTATTTAATAAATTTGAAAGCGGATCTATTGAAGAAGAAAATGTTGATACATACGCAAATAGAGCATTAGATGATGTTAATGTTTTATTTAATAAATTAAACAAAATTGATATAAGTGATTTAACTCAAACATATTCTCAAGAAGATATAGAAAAAATACAACGTAATTTAGATTTTATGTATGAAGCAGCAGATTATTTTGAAAAATATTTTTTAGGGAAAAAATATTTTAGGTCTGTTGTACATTCAGTAAAAAAATATTTTGAATCAATGAAAATTGATGAATATGATTATAATAGATACGCAAATGATTTAGATGAATATTGTACAAAATTTGCATCAGTTTTATTGCATCCAGATAATATTAAACAATATATTAATCAGATAAAGAGAATTTCAACTGGAACAATGAGTTTAAATGAATTTAAGAAAATATATGAAGCCTTAAGGGGAAAAGTGATAAAATTGCCTAAATATACTTTCGAATCTTTTAAAAATTATATTCAAAACAATGAAACACAGAATTAAATCTTTAGATGAATATTTAAATGAAGACTTTTATAATCCATTTGAGGAAAATAATCCAATTGAAAAAAAGCCTTCACATATAGCAGATAAAGGGGGAATTTTAAAATTAAGAAAAGAAATATTTAATATTAATAGAGTTGAATACTCTAAGAAAGCTAATGGCGCATATACAGTTTTAGCTAAAACTCAATTTGCAAAAGGAGAAATTGTAGAAATATGCCCCATTATTTTTGTTGGAGAAGAAGCGAAAACTATTTCAAAATTAAATGATATAATATTTGAAATAGACAAAGAAAAGGGCATTTATGGCGTTGTTTTAGGATATGGATCTTTATATTCTCATAGTTATAATCCAAATATAACATTCGCCTATAATCCTAAAAATAAACAAATGTATTTTATAGCTTCAAGAATTATTAATATCGGTGAAGAACTTACAATAAATTATGGAAAAGATTATTGGGCTGAAAGAACAGGATTTTCTGCTATGGCTCCTATGCAAAATGCAACAAATGTTAAATCAGCAGGAGTTGTTACAAAAAAAGTAGAAAATGAAAGTTTAATTCAACCAAATGCAGAGGATATTTCAAATAAACAAACTAAAAATGAATTTGGTGAACCTAATAGTAATGCAAATCCAGCTGTGTCTGGTGTAGCAATAAAAGGAGCAAATTATTAAAATAAATTTTTTGTTTTATGAGAATGGTTAAAGAAAAATTATATGAAAGTGAAAATTCCCATAAAAGAGGTTTTGAAAGTAATATAGAAGAAGAAACTCTAGAAAATGATTTTTTCAGAAAAGTTCTATATACTGGAAAAAATCTTCAATTAGTTGTAATGAGTCTTAAACCTGGAGAAGATATAGGTCTTGAAACTCATGATAATGATCAATTTTTTAGATTTGAAAATGGTGAAGGAAAGGTTATTATAAATGATAATGAATATGATGTTGAAGATGGCAGTGGAATAATAGTTCCCGCTGATTCAGAACATAATATAATTAACACGGGTAAAAGTGATTTAAAACTTTATACTATATATGCACCTCCTCATCATAAAGATAAAACAATACATAAAACTAAAATAGATGCTGAAACAGATAAAGAAAAATTTAATGGTCTTACTACAGAATAAAATAAAATATGAATCTTATAGGAATTGATTTTTCAATAAATAAACCTGCAGCTTGCATTTTTTCGAATAATACTTATCATTTTATAAGTTGGCCTTATGGTTTAAACCCAGAAATAGTAGAAACTTTTAAAAATTCTGGTGTTAAAATTGTGGATAGAACAGATGTAAAAGTTGAACATAAGAATATATCTGAAAAAATGAGATATGAAATAGAAAATGCTGAGTATCTCTCAAATTTAATCATCTCGTCACTTAAAAATTTTATTAATAATAATACTTATCTCGCATTCGAAGGTTTATCTTATGCATCGTCAGGTGACGTGGTACTACAATTAAGTGGTTATAAATATATTCTTATGCTAAAGTTAAAAGAATACATTCCTCTAAATCATATGTTCACTTATTCTCCTATCACAATAAAAAGTGTAGCTGAATGCTCAAAAAGAGGAATGACAAAATTTGATATGATAGAAAAATTTATAAATAGTGATATAGATAATGAATTTAAAAATAATCTAAAAAATTATAGAGAAAAATTTCAAACTATTAGATCAAAAAAATGGATAATACATATTGATGATTTAGTAGATTCATTCTGGACACTAGAAACACTTAGAAAAAAAGAGCTTTTTAAATAAATTTTTACTCAAAAATACCTCCGGTTAAATTTGAAATTCCGACTGTATAATTATTTTTATCTAGTCTTCTTATTATTTTATATCTATTGTATTTTAAGCCTAAAGAAAATGTTGAAAAATCTGAAACTACTGTAGAATATCCAACAGTTAATTGTGATAATGATGTAGGAACAATTTGTTTGAATTCAAACGCCATTAACTCAAATCCATGATGATCAAGAAAACTAATATACATCGAAGGCCAAAATGGAACTGTTGCTGAATACTTTCGATATAACTCTATTTGATCAAAAAACATCCAATATGAGATAAAACCTTCAGTTAGTTTAAATGAAACTGAAATAGTTTTTTCTACAGATGGCTCAAGCTCTTTTCCTCCTCTATATGTTATATTAAACATTGTTTGTGGTTGAGAAACATTTGAGAAAGAAAATTCTGGAAATGTTACACTTTGAACAGTTGCATTTATAAAATCTTCTAGAGAATCATACGGAAGTTTTAATCTTTTTACAACTGGAGTCCATCTTTCTCTAACTTCAGGATAAAAAAAGTCTCTGGGAAACCAGATGACATACATGTTAGCTTTACTATTGAGAATACTCATATTTTAAATCTCTATTTTATCTTCAATTTATTGTTTTCTTCTGTTAAAATACAAAATTCAATAAATTAAATAATTAGTCATAAAAAACATAATTTAAAACCATACTTTTATGACTTGAATTTTGCTGAAAAACATTAAATTTATGAAAGCATTCATTTAATGAAACTCGATATTTCAATTTCAAGTTTTTTATTTCAAGAAAGAATTCTTTCCAATCTTTATATTTAGCAGCCATTTCCTTCCATTGGTGTTTTACCAACAGATCTGGGTAGAATGCTTTCTTGTTTTTCTTTACTTTATATTCAAAGCTCCTTCTTGCAATCTCTATTGAAGCATTTACTGCATCTGTATAGTTATGTTGTAAATTTCCAATGAAACTTGAGTAAGCTGGATTAACTGAATAAAGTTTAATTCCTTCTATGTTTAATCTCTTATTTAAGTTATTGATAAACAATTCTCTTTTCCAAAGATTTTTGTTTTTTCTATTTGATATTTTTATTGTTGATGAGCGTTTAAAATGTAAATCTTCAATAAAAACTGATTTACAATTAAAGTATTTTGCTAGATTTGCAATAGATTTACTTATCTCAAATGTTTCAAACTTTAATTTGTTTTGAAAATATTTCATTCTATCTGAATTAGAACTTAGTTTTTCATTTAAAATTTTGTTAAAAATAGGCTTCAAACTAAATTCTTGAGTATAGATAACATTTCCATTATCTAAAATTGAAATTCCAATTGTATCTGGATTTAAGTCAATACCTAAATATCTGTTTTCATTTAAATTTCTGACCTTTTCATTTTTAAATTCTTCAAAACTTATATAGATATATTTTAAATCAAGTCTAATTGAATAAGTACATCCTTTCTGATGTTTAGCTTCATTAAGTTGTTGAAGCTTGAATAATTCATTCTCTATGTTATTTCTTAAATTTGGCAATTTTAGTTCAATATGTTTATTCCTACTTAATTTAAAGATGATTTGGTTGTTTTCAATCATATCTAACTTAAATGAACGATTTCCTTGTTTAAGTTCTTCACCTTGAATATTTATAGGACTTAATCGTTTAAGTTGATATTCTTCATTAGAAATCTTGTTCTTAAGTCTTTCAATGAAATTCTTTTTTCCTCCAAATATAACTTTTTCGTCTTTAAATCTTATATGAATGGCTTTGGCGTCTTTAATTGCGCATTGAATTAACCAAGAGTTTAACAAATCAATGTTACTTAATGATTTAGTTAAATATCTAACTTCTTTTTCTGTTTTATTTTCAAGAAAACGATTATAACTATACCTAACAACAGATGAATATTGTTTAAGTATAGGTGTTAAATCTTCAGATGATTTGTATGGAAGTTTAATCGTTTTCATTTTGCTCTTGTAACATTTTTTTATAACCAGTAAAAATAAACAAACTATTTTATATTTTAATGAACCTTTCTTACGTCTTTCATATAATGCTTGATTCGATAAACCAAGTATTTTTTTTAAATTCTTTAGATTTTACCCACATAAAATAATCCTTTTATTATATATATTAAGGAAAATTATTTTTTTATGATTTTTATATCAAATTATTGTTAATTTTTAATCTTTCTACCTCTGTTTGCAATTCAGTTACTTTATTTTGTAAATCTGTTACAGTATACATACTCTTATAATTTTGAATCACTTCATCTTGTCTAGATAATGGATAATAAACACCTTCATAAAAAGTATATGATGTTCCATTTGGATTTTTAATTATTATTGAATATGTGTTTTTCTTTTGCTTTTGAAGAATTGATGATTGATCTTCTGTAATCTTAAACTCAATTTCTCCTATAGTAGTATTCATATTTGTTGAATATGTTGGAGATATTTCTATCTTAGTATTATCATCTAATTTAAATAAAAGCGCATAATTATAAGCTCCAGATAAATCAACATTTACTTTATTTCCATTTGTGTCTATTTTTTCAAATTTAAATTTATACACAGAGTCATATGATTTTAAGAATAAGGGTCCCGTTCCTTGTGGAAAAACTTCATTAAATGCATTCATAACAACTGACACTGTATCATAAAATACTTTTACATATTTTACTTTTTCAGGAGAACTTCCCATATTTATATTAGGTTTTTCTGATTCTATTTTATTGAATATTTTATATGGAATTATATTATCTACATTTAATCTTGTAAATCTTAATCCATATTTTTTAGGATTATTAGAAGAAAATGAAGCTTTTCTTATTATTTGTGTTCCATCCATTCTATTTACTAATCTACATGTATATTGTATCATATAAGTTGCATCTATATCAGAATTTTTTAAAATTGGTCTAAAATAATTTGGTTCAGAGAAATTACTATCTTGTGTAAATGAAAATCTTTGAGTTAATAAAGATGTTGATGGAGGAATTTGTTCTAGTACATCTATTTCATGTATAATAACCCATTTTCTAGCATTCGGGCCATAAGAATCTACGAAACTTTCATAATTATCATTTGGGTTATTAGAAGTATAAAGTCTTATCCTTCCACTTTCAATTTCTCCCATATACTCTCCTATTATATCATTTTCCCATGTTGCATAATATTCTATATAATCTCCTTCTGTAGATTCAGCTATAAAACAATTAAATTTATCAGCTACACTTTCAACAGGAAGTTGTACATTTATTATCTCATCTAGTACAAATTCTCCTTTTATTACGTCAAATATTGTGCTATATGTTATATAAACATCTGATAAATTTTTTACACCTAATGTATCTCCTAATAATGTTGAAGGTGTATTTAACCCAAGTTCATGAACAGAAGGAACTTTAAATTCTATGTATTTATCATAAAATCTATTTCCTAAAAATAATGTATTTGGAGAAAATTTAATAACATCTCCTATCTCAGATCCTGATAATTGTTTTATATATGTAAAATTCGACAAATCAACTAAGCCATTTTCAGAATCTGCTCTAACTTGTAAAAGAAATCCTCCAACATCTTCAAAGTTATAACCCGCTATCACGTGAAGTTTGATAGTATCACATTTATATGGTTGTGATATTTGAACGGAAGAATCTGACCAAAATGATTGATATGTTATTTCTGGAGTATCAGTATCTATTAACCAGGATGTTCTTTGAGTATTTGTAGGTATAGAATTTAATTTAAGCGCATTATTTGTTAATCCTATTGCGTTATTACTTTCATAAAATGCTTTTGTTAAGCCTATACATGTATCAACAACAAATGCATCTGATAATACAGTTTCTTGGCCATCTCTATTGAATTCATATTCTAAAAGAAGAAAATCATTTAGTAAAACGTATTTTGAAATATTTGTTGTAGTTATATTTGCCATATATTCATTATTTTATTTTAAAATCCATAAATTGTATAATGTACTCCAACTCCTAAAACTAATCCATATTTTCCCGTTGCAACGTTGAACCCCATTGTTGCTTGAGGCCCTATTCCAAATCCTTTAAACCAAGAATTTTTCTTTGCCTTTGATGAATATTCGTTAGGATCAATTAAAACACCTTGTAATGATTTTGCAGTAAATCCTGGATATGCAGATTGAATGTATACTCTTATCAATCCATTTTCTTCTTTATGCCCAAATGTTAAATCAATTTGTGTAGTTTTATTAATTAATTCTGTATTTACGTGAGCTAATTCAAGAGGATTTTTATTAGTAACTGCTATATATGTTTTTCCTGTAAGCACTTCAAAGTTAGTTGAATCATATTTAAATGGAAGAGTCCACCCAGCTATATATAAATTATCATCAACTTTTAATAATTTTTGTATTATTTTATTCTTTTCATCAAGTGCTTTAGCTAAAGTCGCAGAATCTTGATGTAATACAATAATAGCATTATTTAAATCTATTATATGTTGATTTTGTTCTTTAACTTTAAAATATAATTCTCTATTAAGTACTTTAAGTTCATCTATAGTAGAAATAAGAGTTGGAATAGATATCTGAAGTTCTTTATTTCTTAATTTTTGAAAACTTAAAGAATCTGTAAGAGCAGCTTGATTTTGATCACTTATATCCTTTTGTCTTTTTAGTTCTTTTATTCTAGAACATTGCATTGCGCTAAAAATAATAAGTCCTATTATAATTATTATAGTAAATAATTTACTGTTAATGAAGTTATAAATATTCTCTATTTTCATTTTCTTTTATTTTTAATTTTTATCGTATGTCTATATGATAAGATTTTCCATAACCGTTATTTGTAATATTAATAGGAGTTCCACTAACATATTGTACATATACATTAAATCCTATACTAACATCCCAATTTCCTTCAGATGAATCCAAGTTTTCATTTATTTCATAAGCAAATGTATTAATTGGGTAATAATCAACTCTTATTATATCAGATGATCTTATATTATATAATGTATAAGACGAACTGGCATCAAAAGTTGTGCCCACATCTATTAATGTAGATCCAATATTAATATCATTAACATTAGAATTATTTTTATAAATAAGTAATTTACTTGCCGATTGAATTGGATCAGTAGGATTATTATTAACTGCATGAATATAACTTACAAACTGTATATTAACAGATGTATCTGAAGGAAGATTTGTTAAAGAAATTCCGTTAGATACATCTAATTTATATCCACCCCATCCATGAGTATCAGGAGTATAATAAGGTCCGTATGAAGTATTTGTGGATATAGTTACATTTCTAGTATTAGCTACCTGAGAAATTGATACATCTTGATACAATCCACCTTTTGCGGTTACTCTCATCTTTGTGCTTCTTGCATCTCCAGTATTAGCAGATATGAAAAACCCAATAGATCCATCATATCCTGAACTGGTGCATATAAGAGAGGATATCCATGAAACTGATGGAACAAATGATACACTCCATGTTGTATTAGAATCTACATTAAAGAATGTGCTACTCGAAGGAACACTTCCAACCCAATGTGCTATAGACGGTTCATTTAACGCTTGAAGTGGCGTAACACTTACAGTTCCATTATACAAATACTTAGTGTTTGATTTTCTTGACCACCCATTTCTATATAGCTTCATGTAATATGCGTATGTTCCTGTAGGATTTAAATTTGTTATTTTTACTGAGCCATCTGCGGTAGAATAAGACATTATATTTTGAAATATCATAGGTCTTACAATAGATGCATCAAATCGATATGTTTGACCATTATAAGAAGGAATATATTCATAAAAATATAAGTCTCCATATACATAATAAGATTCACTATAATTTCCATTTAAAAAATCCAAAAGATTCCAATGTATAAAGGCATCAGATGCATTGATAAATCCTCCATAAAATGAATCTGGCTCGGGATTAAAATTTCCATCAAATAATGAATTTGCATTTATTTCATAATTCGTTAAAATTGCGCCAGAAGGATCATTAATTTTTACTCCTTTAGAGTATCTTCTTAAACTTGAAACATCAAATACTAAAGATACATTTCTTATTTTTCCACTATCATCTTTATTTCCTATGTGAAAATATTTATCTTTATCACTATATGTTATTGCTAATGCTTTATTACTTTCTTCTTGAGCATTTCCGCTTGGATCAGCCAATGAATAAACTGTAAATGCGTATGTGCTTCCATCAGTACCTTGTTTAATATTAGTGTATTCTATTCTTGCGAAATTTTGAGGAGGAATTCCATATATTTTATCTGGAATTGCAGTATAATTAATTGCGCCGGTTGTTGTATATACATTATCTATTATGTATTTTGGAGATGAATTATTGTTAAAATATCTTTTAAAATTATTATCACTTGATATTCCAAGAGGAATAAATATTCCACCTGTGTTTAAATTTGATAATTTATATTGATATGTATGCGTTTCAGCATTTATTTCATAAGTTTTTCCTTCTTTATCTATAAATAAATCACCGGTAACATATGCTCTACCATCAGGAAGAAAAGAATCTTCATTTTTCCATAAAGTTTTATTTGTTTGAATTCTCGATGTTAATATCATACTATCAGAAATAGGATCTAAATCTGTGAAGTACATAGATATACCCTGTTGGCCATTTTCACCTTTATCTCCTTTTGTTCCAAATCCGGGTTTTCCGGGCGCATATTTAAATTTATCGTTCATATAACTATTATTTTTTTACACTGTTATTGATTTTGTACTTGAAAATCTTTCCCAGCCGTTCTTTTCAATAACTATTTTATATATGTATATATAATTTGTATTAAGATTTGTTATTTTTATACTACCTGAAGAATCTATATTATGAAACATCATTTGTTTATATACAGATGCATCAAATACTATAGAATTATTATAATTTAATGGTGATGCTGAAAATATTATTGTTGCTGTTACATCAGGATCACTTGTAAAAGCACTTAAATTCCAATAAATGCTACAATCAGTGCCAGATTTAGAAATCCCAAATGCGTTAGAAGCAGGAGAATAATTAAAATAATCTGAACATAAAGATAACGGGCCTATTTCATTATTAGTTAATATTTCACCGATAGAAGCATCTACACCAAAACAAGTATTTCTTTCTATTTTTAATAAAGATACATCAAATATTAAATTAGTGTTCCTAACATTATCATTATCATCTAAGTTTCCTATTCTAAAAGCGTTATCTCTAAAAATTATTCCTAAAACTTTTGAATCATCTATTGTTGAGTATTTTGCAGAAGAATATAAAGAAAATGCCGAAGAATCTGTATATTCTATTCTTGTAAAATTTTTTAAATCTACACCATAAATATTAGAAGGATATAGATAATTTGATACTGAAGAAAAATTATTATCTATTAAGTAATGAGTGCTATTAATGCTATTTTTGTTTAACCATCTTTCATTAAACCCATATAATGCAGAAATAAGAGGATTACTTTTTTCAAAATAATTTTCTTTTGTTAAAAGCCCATCTGTTTGTACGTATATTCCATTTGAAGCATCAGTTATTTTAAAAACATATCCATATGAAGTTATAAATAAATCTCCATTTTGATATGTTCTGTTATTAGGTAAAGTTGTTCCTGGAGGTGAATTTAAAAATAAAGCCCAATTATTTTTTATTCTTGTTTTTATATCAAGATAGTCTCTTGGATGTTCAAGATCAGTAAAATACAGAGATAATCCTGATAGACCGCTTGACCCATCATTACCCTTAACTCCATATCCTTTTAATCCCGGTGAATATTCGTATTTCATAATTATTTACCAAATAATGTGAATGATACAAAATAAGAGAACTTCCCTAAAGTAGGAACTCCTATTTTATATATGTATTCATTGTTGCTAAATATTAGCTGCCCATCAAAATTTTGTTTATCACTATAAACAAAATCACTACTATCTAATGTATAATGTAATAATTGTGCGTCTCTAGATTTGTAATAAAAGTTAACTTTTATTTTTGATTGACTTATGTTATAATATGTAATAACTGTATTTTTAATATATTCATCAATAAGTTTATCCGTGTTAGAGAAATTACTCCAATTTGATAAAAATGTTGCATTATTTTTAAATGATAATAATATAGCTCTTGTTAAATTAAAGAAAAGATTAAGTTTATTTTCAGATGATAAAACAGAGTAACTGCATATTGTAGAATTCCAATTTTCTAATTTTAGTTCATCTGGAAACTTAGGAAGCTTTGAACCAAAAAATGAAGGTAACTCATAAGGTGAATTATATCCATCTATAAATTCATTCTCTCTCATTATATAATAGTTTTTATCCCATAAAGATTTAAATACGTTAAAATCGCGTATAAATGCTATAGCATTTCCATTATTTATGTCTGTATCACTTATTTTATCGGTTAACTTATTATACCATAGTTGAGAAATTCCATTATAAGATTTTATGTTTGTGTTATTTAAAATAAAATCTTTTTTTGTTACATTTACTAAATCTGAAGATTCATTTTCTGTAAACTCTAATATCGAATTAAACTTTGGTTTATACCACCCATTATAAGTAAATATGTTGTTATATTTTCTCGGAGGATTGATTGTAATAGTGAAAGGATTGACAAAACTTCCAAAACTATAATTAGTATATACATTATTTTCTCTTATTATATAATACATTACATAATTATATGTAGGAGAAAGTAAATATGTTAATGTATCTAGATTACATGTATTATTATCATAAATATTCCAATTACTCTCATATTTGTATCCATAATTTATAGCGTAATTTCCATATGTAATTGAGTTTTGTCTATAATCATAATTTACGAATTGTTCAAATGTTTGATAATTTTTGTCTTCTAGAAAAGTTGAATTTATTATAGAATTATTTCCCCAGGAAACCCATGAAGAATATAATCCATTAAGATTTTTATTAAATTGAGAGTATCCATTTTTAATCAAATTAGTAAGAAATGAATCGTTATATTTTTCATCATCAGAATATAAATATTCTATACTTTTAACAACAGTATCATTTCTAATAATAAAAGGAGTTTTTATAAATGAATATCTATATTTTTCCAGACCACTAATAAATCCAGCATCTGAAGCATCTAATATTGATTTTCCTGGTAAAAATGAAGAGTATCTTTTATTGTAATTAAGTTCATCATTGCCTTGATACCATATCATTAATATAGTTTTTGTGTTTTCATTTATAATAACTTCTATAGGTCTTTTATTATCTCTATTTTTAGATGATGTCGCAATAAATGAAAATCTATATTTATTATATGTTTTAATGTCAATTATATTTTTAGCTATATCTTCTACTTTTATAGATAAATTTAACCCCATAAATAGAACATCTATACTATTTTTGTATTGATTATAATAGACTATAGATGATCTTGAGAAGACTTTATTAACTTTACTATTAGTATATAATAATTTAGAGAAATAATCATCATAAGGATGCTGAAACATCATTTCTTTAAATGTTCTATATATTCCATTATCATTTATAACATCATTTATATCATAAAAAACATAATCTTGCCAGCATCTTTCTGTAGCAGTTAAATATTTAAACGATGGAATTGCTATCTCTTGTGTAAAATTATTTTCATATGGAATAAAATTTGTGCTTACTTCTAAAACATCGCTGTTTAATATTAATCTTAAAGGATTATTTCTACAATCATTTCCAAGAGAAACCCATTTTGCTACCTCAGGAACAATTAGTCCATATTTTAATAATTTATTAGATTGATAGTAATCACTTATGTTTTCTTCATTTCCAGACATTCCATTTTTATATCCCTTAAAATTATAAGAACCATCTAGAACTGCATATGTAAGTTCTGTGTATGAATCCGCATTAAAATATGCGCTAGAATCAAATGTGTTAAATAATGTATTAGTTGTATAAGACTTTACGGCTCCCCTCTGTTCATAAGTTCCATTTCCTGTTTTAACTACATAGGATCCTGGAATATCAAGCATATATGAATCACTTGAATCGATAGATATTAAATATGTACTTAAGTCATTTTCTCTTTTATATGTATATTGACTCTTATATCCTAAACTTTGGTCATATACTGTATAATCTATATCTTTTACCGGATTTATACCCATTAATGAAATGTTTAATGGCCATATACTATAAGCGTTAAAAAATTCTCTTACAGTTTTAATTTCTTTTGATGTCATTATCAATACATTATCTTCTAAACTAACAGGATCTTTAATATATTGATAAGAATTATTAGATACATCAAAATTTAATAATCTTCTGTACCAAAGATCTGTTGATTGATATAACGTTGGATTTTCAAATTTATCTATGATATTTTGTTCTTTTTTAAATGAATACAAATAATTATTATTTCGTTTAAAGAAATCAATCATTATACTTTGCCTATGACCGTATAACTCAAAGTCTATCGGCCCATAAGAAGAATCATAAGAAATAATTTCAAAATCACTTGAATTTGGTGTAAATACTCCAAAGAATGATATATCATCAAAAGATGAAGCGGATGAGAATCCTGAAGATAAATCATCAAATTTATTTAGCGTTGAAGCAGTTATTCTTTGAAATACCCATTGATCTGAAAAATTTGCATCATCATTTAATACTATTGATACATAATTATCTCCACTTATGCCTACTCTAAAAGAAGTGTCTGAATAATTAGAAAATCTGGTAAACGCGCTTTCAATTTGTTTAATTTGATATGATATATCTCCATCTATATCAAAATATGTTCTATATACAGTTAGATGACTCGGATCTTTTGATATAGTACAATAAGTTTCACATGTAAATTCACTTGAATTAACACTATAAGCTTCCCAAATTTTTCCTTGTGTCTTATTAATAACTCTTAAATGTTCTCCTTGAGAAAGTGTATTATTGATAGTTAATAATATAAATGGATTTATATTTTTTTGTTGAACTCTAGTAGAAAATATATTTTCATAAGGCTTATTCAAATATTCATTAATAGAACTATCATCTATTTGATTAACATTTGTGATTCTTTTTAATTGAACACCATCATTTAAAACAAATATACGATTTTTAAAATCTTCTATTATATTTCCGCTTGTATCAAAAATTGAAGAATTAAAATATTCACTACTATTTTTTCCATCTAAAGAAAGTATTTCCACTGGACCATTTGATGAATCTGAATAATATGCAATTTTATACAAAACATTTTCTGTCAAATAAAATCCAAAATAGCGATTCATTGTATATAAACTAACATCATTATCGCTAAATAAAAATTGTAAATTTAGTAGATTTGGGCACAATAAAGAATTTCTTTCAAATCCTTTTGAAACAAAGGCATTTAAATCTGTAAAATTATTAGCAACTTGATTAAAGAAATATGTAGTCTCTGAATGCCCGGTTAAAATTCCTTTTTTAACAGATATTCCATACCATGTGTTTGGATCTGATTCAGTTTCTTTTAAATCTGGGCTAGTTAAAGATAAAAATACAGGAGCTTGAATTTTTTCTATTTCTGATAAATGATTATTTAAATATTTTCCTATAGGAGTATTTTGTTTTAAACTCCAGCTTTTAATTAACTTACTATTTTTTAAATATTTTTCTGCTAATATGTATATTGAAGCATCATTATAGCTTTCCGGATTATATGCGCCATCTAATCTAAATATGGCGAAATAGTCTGGTAACTTAGAATTTATCCATAATGGAGCCATTAACCCATAATCTTCTGAGTACAATTCATCTTTTAATAATCTTGCGCCATAGTTATATGTTGTATTGTATTGGTATCTATATTCCATTTTAGGAATACTTATATCAAAAGTGTTTTCTTTATCTATTTGATATAGTTCTCCTAATGGTAAAGAAGAAAATACATTTCTAATATCTCCAGATAATATGCTATTTCCTGAAACCTGTTGATGTCTATATTTTTTATTTGATAAAATATCAGAAACTTTTATTGTATCAAGAAAAATATTGTAGCTTGAATCAACGTATATCGCTATATTTCCCGTAAATTTTGGATTTGTTCTAATTAATAAATATGAAGCTTCATCATCTATAAGAAGATTATCATTTTCATAAGTTCCAATTATATTGTTTGGAATAATATACGGTCTATTTAAAATAGATACATCTATGAAATCAACAACTGCAGAAAACGCGCTAGTATCATATATATTAAAACGTAAATTAGCATCAAACTTTTCATTCTTTTCAGTGTATATATGAAATATTGCATTAGTGTAGTTATTATCAAATTTTAAAGAATATCCTATTGAAGGCTGATATAGACTTATATCTATGCCATTAACATAAAACATTTTACTTTCTATGTTACACGTTGGAACAATCCAAATGCTTTCTCCTTCAGATACTAGATTCAGAAAAGCTTCCGGGTTTTTTGATGTTAATACTACTTTATTAAAAAATCTTTTTATCATAATTACTTTTTATATAGTTTAGCCTATAATAGCTTTAAATTCATCATATATAGAAGGATCGATATTAACAATTGCTTGAAATAATTGTTGAAGTGTCCCTGTTAAATGATCATCTGTAGAGTTTGCATTATTTGGTCTAGTTAATGTCACATAGCTGTATAAAGGTAAATTTTCAAGTTGAGTTTGTAAATCTGTTGTATTAACTACTTGTACTACTCCATTAAGATTTTTTATCTTTAAATCATATGATAAATTTGCCGCTTGATGTTTAAAATAAGTACCAGATCCAGATACTGGATTTGGAATACTATCCGAAAGGTGTGTTGGAACTCCTGCCGCAGATAGTGTTTCATCTAATTTAATAGCTTGTTCTTCTGCGGTAGCATCATTTAATATGTTAACAACTTGGTTAGAAGTTTCTAGATTTGATGGAAATTCTACTATAATAGGTTCTGACCAAACAGATTTTAGAGGATTTAAAGGCCAACCTGCCTCAGAAATAGAACGAATCTTAAATTGTACTTTTTCACCCTTTGTTATTGGAATATCAACTTGATTTATGTTATTAGCTTCTCCATCTGCTTCATTTTCTCTAACCCATTTATATGTATCACTTTGCGCGTCATATTCCTTTTTTAACATTGGAGTCGTTACTATATTCCAATCTGTAAATGTTCCTTTTATTTTTTGCCCAGTACAAGGATCGGTGTATTCATATGTATTGAGAGAAATTCCTGTGTTATCTAACTTAAGATAACGATATGCTATTTCAAACTGAATAATTTGTTGCCCATCCTTTAGTTCTGGAATTGGAAAGAATCCTCTTATTCTATATTTTGGATCAACATTAACTGCTGAGTTTTCATAAGCTACAGTAGCTAATGATTTAACTAAAGATTGATATTCAATAGTTTTCTTTGATAAATCATTAATATTTGTAGTTATTTTTGATGATAAATCTGCTCTTTCTCCTGGATCTGTTAATTCTACTAATTGAGCTTTTTGTTGAGCTATAGTGTTCTTCAAACTATTAATAATAGTTTTTGTGCTTTCAATTTGTGTTTGTGTATTTTTTATAGTTTCTTGATCTAACGCAGCATTCAGTTGCGTATTAATTTGAGTAACTGAAAACATATCTGCGCTAATCACCGGCGCATTTGGTTCAACACCAAAATATGCAGGAACGTATTTTTCTTTAGCTTGTCCTTCTAATTGTCTTCCGAAATCAAGAACATAATCTTTATAATATTCTTCCAGTGTTGCGTTTCCGCCATCAATTATTAATTGATTTGTCCAAAAGGATATTCCATCACTCCAGTCATCTGAAATGATATTAAAATCATCATTAACTCCTTTTAAAAATAATATGTTACATTCATCATATCCTACTGCAATATCTATCACTTTTGATGAAAATGGCTGTGTATAAATTTCAAAATAATTGTTGATTGTTGGATGATCCATTCCTATAGTTGGAATAAGATGAACTCTTTTCTCATTAATATTAATATCATCTATTTTCCAAACAGAATTATTATATCTAAGTGTATCTCCTATTGATAATTGATAATTTTTTACTAATGGCTCATCAGAAGTTTCTCCATAATTCATAGTATTAAGGAAAAACCATTCTTTAGAATCTATTGTTGCCTTATCTATAATAATGAATTTACCTGTATATGGTTTAGGATATAAAGGCAACTCTATAACTTCTTCATCTATCCAATATTTTTTTCCTTGTTCTTCTAGAAATTTTATTGTATCATAATAATTTCTTTGTGTCGACTTTATATTATCTAAGAACCATTCTGTTTCTTCATCGTTATAATTATCAAATATTACTCTTCTAACCAAAACTCTATCTGAACGATCGTCAATCTCTCCTTTGAGATCAAAGGAAACGATTAATTGAGGAAACATCATTGATTCAAAGAACCAATTGTATCTTGTTTTAAATTTTGTTGGCGGAGTGATTCCAGATATAGTATTTGGAGAAACTGCTAAAGGAACTGTAGATACTTTTCTGTATGTTCCATCATTTAATAAAACAACTCCTTCACCTTTAACAAACGTATCAACAGTTTGCGAAACTGTGTTTACTTTATTAATAACATTATTATATGAAGGTAATGAATATGTTACAAGAGAAGCATCACCCGTTATTGGATCAATTTGTTCTACTGATAGAGAAACTGTATCTTCTTGAGTTGTTAAACTTTTATTAAGAGAAACAATATTACTTAACGCTATATTAATTTGCTCTACTAAAAGATTTACAGTTTCTGTAAAAGAATTTATATTTGACATATATTTATAATTTTATTTTTATTATATTTTTTATATTTTATTGGCCTCCACCTCCGCCAGCATCTTGTGATATAAAACAATCTGCGGTTGCCGTACCAACAGTAAATCTAGCTTTACATGTTCTAATAGTAGCGTTTGGATTACTAAATACATATAAAGTTGTGCTATGTCCACTGGCTTCAGATGTAGGATTTCCATATATCCAACTGGTACCATATCCAGTATCTATAAATGTAAGAGACCATGAAGAAGATGATGTAACAGTAATTTGATCTGTAGTTTTAGGTGTCCCATCATTATTAAAGTATAATGAAGTTGCGCTTAAAGAAACACTATCATTACTCTTATGGGGAGCTTGTTGTATAATTCCATATAAAGAAAACATGCTCATATTTTAAATAAAAATATTTTAACTTAAGCTACCAAATCCAACCCATTGAGTAGAACTTCTCTTATATACCATGGCTCCAGTGTATTGATCTCTTATTTTAGTAGAAGAATCTTTTGTTAATAATGTTGCACCAGTTGAAGCACTAAGAGTAATAATTCCCGTCCCCATATTTACTATAGTTGTCTGAAAACCTATTTCAAGGTTAGTTGGTAGATATATTGTAACAGTTCCGGTTGCTTCTAATATTTTGTTAAGAAGTGATGATGTTAAAGTCATTGATGATGATGTAGTTGCTATAGAGACATCAACATTTGCGGATAAACCCTGCACTCCTTGTAATCCCTGTAATCCTTGTGTGCCTTGTAAACCCTGAACCCCTAATGTTCCTTGTACTCCTTGTGTGCCTTGTGTACCTTGTGTACCTTGTATACCTTGACTACCAGTACTACCGGGACTACCGGCTAAACCTTGTATTCCAGTTGAACCAATTAATCCTTGAGTTCCTTGCGTTCCTTGTGTTCCCTGTGATCCTTGTGTTCCCGCCGTACCTTGTGCTCCAGTCGCTCCAGTTAAACCTACTCCAACAGATCCCTGTGTTCCTTGTCTTCCTTGTATACCTAATGTTCCTTGTGTTCCCTGAATTCCTTGAGGTCCAGATCCAGCTAAGCTGGAATCCACTCTTAAATATCCACTCTGCCATATAAAATCTGTACTTAAAGATGCTTCAGGAATAAATTGATCAGTGTCTGTTGTTTCTGAGAAAAATGGCTTTATCGCCCACCATTTATCTGGGTCATTTGAACATGGATCTAACACAAGAATATATCCTGAGGATGCATCACTTCCTAAGGATACATCTAATAAATTTTTCAGATATGTTATTGTATTAACAGAAGTATCTAAAGAAATGTTATTTATTTGATTTTGTAAACTATCTATTTGATTTAAAATATTAGTTTGTTGAGATGAGATGTCTAAATATTGTTCTGTTATATAATTTATTGTTCCTGTATGTTGATTTAAAATTGATAAAGTTTTTCCTAAGTTATCAAATAATGTAGAAAAATCTTCTATATTATTTGAATTTGTGCTATCTGTTACAATTGCTTGTGTATCATCTAATAAATAATCAGATTTAATATTGAGTCTGAATGAATATGATGTGCCAAAGCCTGATGGCCCACTTTGTAATTTTTTTATAGAAGGAATAACAATTTCCATTCCTCCTGGGCCATAATACTGTGTGTTTCCATATGCAGAATCTAAAAATAATACTCCTAATAAATTAGTTGCTAATATTTTATCTAAAGATTTATTATAAACAGAATAATATATTAAGATAGTATTAAAATCATATGAATCATCTTCTGAATATCCCGGAGAAGGAAGAGCTAAATCATCAAATGATACAGTACTATCTCCTAATATATCCTTTATTTTGTTTATATCAAATTCTATAGATAGACATTCAACATTTGATCTTTTTAATCTTATTTCAGAAGGGCCAGATCCCGATGATAAAGAGTATTTTAGATAAAGATTATAAACACTATTGGTTAAATATGAATCATCATTTATGTAATATTTATTAGAATCTCCATTTTGATATAAATTATCATAAGTCCACCACCACCCAGGAATATAATTTACGTTATCATCTGAAACATATAAATTATAAGTTGCATTTGCACACATCAATTTTGTACTTGTATCAACTTGATCATAATACGCTTTAATATCTAATCCGTCTGGATGAGGCTTTGTGTAAGGATTTCTTCCCATTATGTTTGTTTGCCCCGATGCAATAGACATTCCATGATAATAATTATCATCTTCTATTTGTTTAAACCAAACCGGAGTTTGGCCAAACGATGTTGGCACTAGAATATAAGTTTCGTTATATGTTCCAAATGTATCTGTTCTTACAGAGCCAGCACTAATTGTTCCTATAGCCTTAACAACAGAATTGTATCCAACCGAAGAATCCGTGTCCATTTCTTCTTTCCAATATAAACCGGCTGGAGTGCTAACTGGTGTCCATCTAATAGCACCGGTTTCTTTAAGCCATTTCCAAAAGATTCTTTCGGATACAGTTGTAGATAAAGCTGGATTATAATTTGGATTTGATGTTAAAAAAGTTTCAAGATTTAATGCATAATTCTGAAAGCTTTCTGCTACTATAACTCTTCCGTCTTTAATGCTATTAGAATCTAACCAAGATTTAAATGCTCCGGGAATAGCTAAAACATTGAATCGATTAGAAGTAGATACATAAGAAATATTTGGCGCATCAATAGCTGGAATATTTAATAACGCATAATGAGATATTTTTACTACATTATTTCTTTCATTAATGTTAAGACCAATATCCTCGAGCGCACTAGAGAAAGTATACATCGTGCCGCCTTGAGTACGCATTCTTTTAACAAATGGTGTAACAGATGCCATATTTATTTTATTTTATTTTATATATCTTTAAGATTAAAAAACTTACCTTTATGCATTAATGTATATTGAAACATCATATGTAGTAGATGCATCAAATATATTTTGTATTTTTACAAGATATGTATTTGACCATCCTGATGTAGGAGAAGCATTTCTCCCTCCAGCTAAATCAATGATAGCATTTTGATTAGGTAACCTTACATTCCAGAATTTATAAAGTTTATAAAAAATATCATCTACTGTAGTAGTATTTAATGAACAATTATGTGCATTAAATAAAGCAAATGATCCTGTTGTGCTAAAATCTGGAGGCAATAATATTGAAGTAAGATTTGTATTATTTTGAACTTGAAATTGCATATTACTTCCTGCTCCTAAACCTGTTAACCCTGATACATCTAAAGTTCCTGTTAAACTACAATCATGTGCTCTATAATATGAAAATGCTTGTGAAGAAACCGGGTTAAGTATTTGTGTAAGATTCGGATTATTATATACATAAAATGTTCCGCCCAGTCCTGTTAAACCAGATACATCTAAAGTTCCTGTTAAATTACAATTATATGCTAAATAAGCTGAAAATTGTTCCGAAGAAACAGGATTAATTATTCGCGTAAGATTTGGGTTATTATTTACATAAAAATATCCCCCCAATCTTGTTAAGCCAGATACATCTAAAGTTCCAGTTAAATTACAATAATGTGCCGTATATTGTGAAAATAGTTGTGAAGAAACCGGGTTAAGTATTTGTGTAAGATTTGGATTATTATATACATTAAATGCTCCGCCCAGTCCTGTTAAACCAGATACATCTAAAGTTCCTGTTAAACTACAATCATGTGCGCTATAATATGAAAATCTTTGTGAAGAAACTGGATTAAGTATTTGTGTAAGATTTGGATTATTATTTGCATAAAATGTTCCGCCCAATCTTGTTAAACCAGATATATCTAAAGTTCCAGTTAAATTACAATAAGATGCTGAATAAGATGAAAAGTATTCTGAAGAAACTGGATTAATTATATGTGTAAGATTCGAATTATTATATATATTAAATACTCCACCTAATCTTGTTAAACCAGATATATCTAAAGTTCCAGTTAAATTACAAAAAGATGCTGAATACTCTGAAAATTGTTCTGAAGAAACTGGATTAATTATATGTATAAGATTTGGATTATTAGATACATTAAATCCTCCTCCTAATCTTGTTAAACCAGATACATCTAATGTTCCAGTTAAATTACAATCATGTGCTGAATAATATGAAAATTGTTCTGAAGAAACTGGATTAAGTATTTGTGTAAGATTTAGGTTATTATTTACATAAAAATATCCACCCAATCCTGTTAAACCAGATACATCTAAAGTTCCTGTTAAATTACAACTATATGCTGAATAATATGTAAATTGTTGTGAAGAAACCGGATTAAGTATTTGTGTAAGATTTCGATTATTATATACATAAAATTGTCCTCCCAATCCTGTTAAACCAGATACATCTAAAGTTCCAGTTAAATTACAATAATATGCCCTATACTGTGAAAATTGTTGTGAGGAGACTGGATTAAGTATTTGTGTAAGATTTGGGTTATTATTTACATGAAAATATCCTCCTAATCTTGTTAAGCCAGATACATCTAAAGTTCCAGTTAAATTACAACTATATACTGAATAATATGTAAATTGTCGCGAAGAAACCGGATTAAGTATTTGTGTAAGATTTAGATTATTATTTACACTAAGTGAAGATATATCTGTTATATTAGATATATCTAGTGTACCATATAAATAACTGCTTTGCATATTAATCCCATTGATACTAGACGTTCCTCCTGTAGTTCCAGCATAAACTTTTACGCGCTTAAGCCCCGCATAATTATATGTATGACTAAATAAATTTGCATCTAAAATACTGCCATCTCCTAAATCCCAGTGTAAAACTCCAGATGTAACTGTAAAAGAAGGACTAAACGCATTTGTACTCGCTTCAGTGTAAAAACTTAATATATAATCATCTATTTGATTATTGTAATCATAAGAAATAGGAATTTTATTAATTGATAATGGCGTGCCATTTAAAGATAAGATATATTTACTCATATTTTCTTAAAAAAATAAAACTTATTTATAAGTAGTCCAAACAGCACCATATGATGGATCATAATTTATGCATATAAATTCTCTATATGAACTTGCATCACTTGTATTAACATTGTATGTTTCCATTGTTTTCGCGTTTAATAGAATAGTAAATGGATCAGAAGTTACTAGCGAACCATCAAAATAAATACCAACAACCTGAGAAACATTATCATTTTTTAGTATAATACTATTAGCATTTGTTATTTTGTAGTAAGGCTTATTTACATCAATAACTTTATAATTTGGAAAATTTTCAATTGGCCAATAGTTACTATCAGTACACGGATCTCTTGGAACAAATGCAGAACCAATAATCATTTTATAATAATCATAATCTGCGGTTGTTATGTTTTCATATAAGTTGGTATATTGATTTTTAACTATTAAATTGTCTGCAACAACCGATACAAATTCTCCATTTGAAGCTTTTATTCTTCCAGTTGTATTAACCGGAGCGGTTATATTTCCATCAGATTCATTGTAAAAAGTATCCAGATAATTTTTTATCTCATCATTATTAAAATTAATAATATAAGGAAGCTCTGGTATTAAAGTGTTTAAGTATAATTTTTTAATATTCATAGTAAATATTTTTTTATTTATATTTATATATCTTCAGATAAACATATAATAGCGTTGCATTAAATAAAAAATAATCATTTTTTTCATAAAATATATAACATATAAAATCTATTAATTATTCATCTTTAAAACTAAAATAAAATGGAAGAAGTAGGTATTGAATTTTTCAACTGGGATGTTTATGCTGACGGATACACAGGTGATTCCAAATTAATTCCCAATTATTTAATTAACGGTTTAACAAAAGATGTTAAAGTTTTCTCTAGAGAACCTTATGCACAAGATCTTTATGAAAAGTATACAGGTAAAAATCTTGGAGTAATAAGGAAAGATCTAAATATTGGCGATATTGTGCCAGTAACAAATATATTTAATGTAAGAGAAAATTTTATAGATATTGAAATAGCTGGTGGTTTGACTGTTACTATTGATTTAACACGAGAAAAGAAACTTATTCAAGTTTATGGATATAATACTCCTAAACAATTTACAGATGCATTAAAAGATAGAGAAAATGTAAAAGAACTAATTGGACTTGGTTTATATGCATATATTTTAGAATCTGTTCCATCTATAAAAATATCTTTGTGGCAAGGACATCTTAATGCTGTTAGAAATGAATTTATGCAACAGATAACTAATCAAGATAAAGCATATAAAGCGAAAATTGTTAAAGCTAATAAAGGAGGATTCTTCGTAGAAGTTCAGGGTCTTGAAGCATTTATGCCAGGTTCTTTAGCAGCTCCAAATAAGATTATAGATTTTCAATCATATGTAGGAAAGGAAATTATAGTTATGATTGAAGATTATCTAAAAGATATGAATTCTTTTATAGTTTCTTATAAAAAATATCTATCACATATTCTTCCTATTAAAATTCAAGAATTAGATTTATATAAAAAATATGTTGGATATGTTACAGGGACTTCTAAGTTCGGTGTATTTATAGAATTTGACAACATGTTTACAGGATTGTTGCATGTGTCTAAAATGGATGAACAAACTAAAATAGAATTTGAAAAGAATAATTTTAAACCCGGTGATAAAATAGAATTTTATATATCTGAAATAGCTAAAGATAATAGAATAATTCTTACAAAAGAAAATCCAGAGCAAAAATTGAAAAAATTAGAAATATTTATTCTTGAAAATAAAGATAAAATATTAGAATCAAAAGTTGCGGCAGTTATGAATTTTGGCATAATTGTTAATGTAGAAGAATTTAGTGGTTTAGTACCATCAAAAGAATTTAAGAAAAATAAGATAATGATCAATAATTTTTCAATAAATGATACGTTAAATGTTATATTTGATGAATTTAAAGATAATAAATTATTTTTTAAACTACCTCCCGTAGAAACGATAAACAATAAAGATAAAAAGAGGAACTTATAAGTTCCTCTTTTTTTTGAATATATAAAATAAAAATAACTTTAATGATAAGAGCTAAAAAATATTCTATACTTGAAGTTCTCAATTTCACTGACGTAGGATTAATATTTGAATTTTATTCAACGAAAGATACATCATTTATGGTTGAAGAATTGAGTAAAGCAGTTGGTAAAAATGTTATTGTCATATATGATAATACTTATAGAGCATCTTATTCAACAGCATTATTATTAAAAGAATATGATTATAAAAAAGCGAGATATAAATTCATAATAGCACCACAAAATTATCACTCAATTTCTCCTATAATAAATGAATCTTGTAAATGGATATCTAAAAATTGTGAGACAACATTAGATACAAGATTAAGTATATCTTTATCATTTGATCACTCTCATCTTCAAACACTAACTACTATATCTCAAATGAACCCTATAGATTTAATTGTTAAAATTGATGAGAATGAAATTTATACTAGATTTCCAGATCAAAAAAATTCTCCTTATGCATTATCATTTAAATCATTTTTTCCTGTAACAAATTTTATAAATGAATCATTAAGTGAAAGAAATCTTAAATATTTTATTGATACTAAGTACGCAAAATATTATGGAATTAATTTTAAAAATTATACACAAGGAATATTAGAATATAATTATATTGGAGGTTTAAATTATTGCGATAAAATAAAGGAAATACAAGAATTACTAGAATATTTTATCATGAAAACATATCAAAGTTTAAATGATGAACAATACAGTAAAAGAGATAATTATGAGCTGAAAAAAATAATAGAAGGATTTGAAAATTTTCAAATGGCTTATTATGATCCAATGATATTCTTAAAAGAGTTCAAAGATATAAAAGTATTTATAGATCTTAAACAATCTATTCAATTAATTAAAACATATTGGGATAAAATAAGAGATGTTTTATTTAAATTAATAGTAAATGGAGGACTTAAATCCGGCTTATTTAATTATGATACTGAAACTAGAAAATGCCAATTAAAAAATGCAAATATAAAAAATGTTTATATTAATGATGTAGATTTTGTTTCATGCGAATTAAATGGAATAATAGAAAGCTGCAGATTAATAAATTGCAATATCAATAAATCTATATTATGTAACACAGATGTTCATATGGGAAATAAAATATCAGAATCTCATCTCATTAATGTATCTTTGCCTTCAAATAATATTGTTAATAAATGTGTAATAGAGAATAATGAAGAACTTATTAATTGTGATATTAATGAAAGCTTAATAAAATTCGCAACTATAGGAAAAAGAGCAAAAATTGATGAAAAAAGTACAATAATTTTTAGAAAAGAAGAAACATTGCCCCCCAATAAAATGTCAGGAATTAATGTAAATGAAATTAGAGATTATAGATGGATAAAATCAATGAGAACATCGGAAGATAAAGGATTTGTTAATTTATACAATAAAAATATGTTTAAAAATAAGTAAAAAAAATGACTTTACAAGAATTTATATCTTTGGTTAATGATGAGATTACTGCATCTGCATCTATTCCATTTTCTTTACCTCCAAATGAATTGGAACGTATCGTAAAAATTGAGCAAGAATGGATGTATCGAGAATATCGTGATGCTGTACAAGACGGATGGTATCTTTTAGATAAAAAGTATTATACTACACCTGAGTGGAAACACACTAGAACATTTCAGATGCCGGATTGTGTTATGGCTATCAAGTATATATATGAATTGACAGGCGGACAAAGAGTTTTTGGTATTCATGATCCAGATTTATCATTTGATAGATTGATTGCAGCAGATCTATATTTAACACCTCTTTCATCTGATCAAATAACATATAGAACAGTACAATGGAGTTTCTGGGATTTAGCTAAACAATTTAATTTAAGAGATATACAACATCATTTTAACATAAACACAAAAAGATTAATTATTACAGGAAGAGATCCGGCAGAATCTTTATGGGTATCTACTCTAAATAAAATTCCTGAAGAAAATTTATATGAAGATCCTGTATTTCTAAAATGGGTTGTAGCAAAAGGAAAAATTCAGTTATCTAGAATATTGGGTACATTTAATTATTCTCTTGTTGGAGGAGTACAAATTAATTATACAGATATTAGAGCACAGGGTGAAGAAGAATTAAAAGAATTAAAAGAAAAGATTAAGAGCGATTCTCCGGCAGATTGGTTTATGATGATTAATTAAATAAATTTATATGAAGGCGAAATTTGTTAAAGAAATTTTACTTGAAAGAGAATATTCATATTATCAATTAAACGAGACATCTCATGCTAAATTAGGTAAATTTAGTTTTAAAGATTTTAAAAAATGGGATGCCGGTGGAATTGAACATATACAATATAAAGATGACGATAAACTTTTTAATAAAAACCCACTTCCAACAAAAATAAAAAATAATAATAGTAGAGGAAAGAAAATAACTTTTAAACAATCACAAGATTTCTCAAAAAAATTAATTGTAACTACTAAAGATGGAGTTAAAATTTATTCTGTAGATGGTACACACGTAAGAAATGAAAAAGGAACCGGATTTGATATAGATTTTACGATGGGAGGACATGCTTATATTTATCCAAATTATATCCCCGAAGATGAAGTTTGGATAGATGAAGATATGGATAATGAAGATAAATACACAACTATTATTCACGAACTTATAGAAAGAAAAGAAATGAAAAATCGACACATTCCCTATAATAAAGCTCATGATGATGCATCAAAAAAAGAAGAGAGAATAAGAAGAAAAATAGAAAAAGAAACTGGCACGGAAGATTAAGTTATAAAAACAATAGCTATAAGGGAGACATGTCTCCCTTTTTGTTTTTAAAAGATATATAAATAAAAAGAAATATGATACGAGATATCTATATAAGAAATCCCGAAGATCCTAATTATAAATATGGAGTATTAGAGCATTCAGATGTGATAGAATCTATATTATCGAAAATTAAAATGATACTTGGAACTACACCTGGACAAGTATTTGGCGATTTAGCATTTGGAGTAGGTCTAGAAGATCTAATATTTGAAACAAAAATAAATAAAACTGCATTAGAACAAAAAATTAAAACACAATTTAGTCAATATATTTCTGAAACTAAAGATTATAAAATAGAACCTGTCGTTTCATTTGGAAGAGCCGATGGATATGATTATGCTGTTATAGATATTTTTATAAATAATGAAAAAATGATAGGCATATTAGTAAAATAAAAAATAAAATATGGAAATTTTTAATACAGCTCGAATAAGATTTGCAGAATTATATAATGATGCCATTGACTTTATAAAAAAACAATATGATGACGTAGAGAACTATTTCTCAATGGCTTCTCCGATGGGGCAATTACTTCAAGTTATATTACACTATGGAAGAATGATTCTATTTTATATAGAAGATTCTATTACCGAATTAAATATAAAAACTGCCTCGAGAACACAAAGTATAAGAGGCTTGGCTGCTTTAACTGGTCATAATCCATCAAGAGCAATGGCTGCAAGAGGCACACTAACTTTATCATATACAGGAGAAAAATTACCACTAGGTGTACAAAAAGTTTCAATACCAAATTACACAATGTTAGCAAATAGCGATAATGGTTTAACATATACAATAGTTTTACCGGGTGAAGAAGCCATATTTAATTTTGATAACATTAATAATACGTTAGATGTTAATGTTGTGCAAGGAAAAATAGAGTATCAACAACTTACTGGATCAGGAGATCCTCTTCAATCTTTTAATATTCAAAATAAAAAGAGCTCATATATAGATCAATATTATGTAAATGTTTATATTGATGGAGAAAGATGGCAAGTAGTTGATTCTATATTAGATATGGCCTTTAATCAAAAAGCTGTTATGATTAAAACTGGCCAAACGGGAGGAATTGATTTATTTTTTGGAAATGGATATAATGGCGCTATCCCTAGAATGGGATCTACTATTTTAGTGGAGTATCTTATTACAGATGGAGATTTAGGAAATCTTAATAAAATGAAAAGTAACTTAAATAATACATGGAAATTTACAACATCTGCATATTCATTATCCGGTGATCCTATTGATCTTAATAAATATTTAAGAGTTAGTATAAAAAATGAAATAATGTTTGGAGCTCCAGAAGAACCTCTTTATTTAACTAGATTATTAGCACCTAAAGTTTCTAGAAGTTTTGTTTTAGCTAATACCGATAATTATATTTACTTTTTAAGAAAATTGAATATTTTTACAGTTATTGATGCTATTCCAGGATTTGCTACATTTGAAGACAAATACATTCTTGATAAATATAATCAATCAAAAACTATTTATGAACAATTAAATGAACAATATAGAAGAACTATATCAAATTATGGAGTTGATTCTCTTCAATCATTATCTTTAAAACCTGAATTAGATCAAGCGCAACAAAATTTATATTATTATCAAAATAAATTAGAACAGCAGAAAAAAGATGATAACACTATCTATTTATTTTTAATTCCGGATGTAAATAAAAGAATTTCAGCAAATGAAAATTATTATACATGTCCTTTAAGCGCATTTATTTTATCAGATAGTGAAAAATTAGCAATTTTAGATTTAATTGAACAAAGTGGCCAGAGAATGTTAACAGTAGATAATGCTATTCTTGATCTGCAATTTCCAAGATTCACATTAAATATGTCATTGATATTATGGGAAGGAACTACATATGATGCAGTTAGACAGGAAATTATATCAAAAACATCTGATTATTTTCTAAAAAATACTAGAAGAGATAGAATACCTGTTTCTGATTTAGTTAAAACAATAGAAGATATAGATGGAGTAGATTCCGTTAATGTATGGTTTGATGCATCAAAAGATAATATTAATATTTACAAAACACACTATGGAATTGATGAATATGGAGATATAATATTAGAGCGTTATGTTAAAGATGCATTTGGAAATAATGTTCCAGTAAGAGATATTTATCCATTAGTAAGAGGCGGATTTGAAAATGAATCTGGAGTATACTATGAAGATTCATTGGAAAAAAATAAACTATCATCAGTAAACATACAAGTTCGTGGATACACACAGAAAAATTTAAATTCAGAAGCTAATATTGCAATTGTAAATAATTTATAAGCATATGGCAACAAAATTTCCAGATAGAAGAAAATTATATACAGTAAGATCATCATATTATAGTCAAGCTAAACATATGAATGATGTTATTAAAAATCTTGGCTATGATTATAGAGGAAAGTTATTAAAGAAGGGGACATCTCCAGAATTATGGGCTAATCCACTTCAGGAGCCTTTATTTGCAACAATAGAAGGTATGTTAAATAATTTAATAGAAAACGCAAAAACTATAAAAAAGTGGTTTTCTATTGCGCATGATAAAAATACAACACTAATAAATTGATATGAATATAAGTAATTGGAAAGTATTCGATAAATCTGGAAGTTTACTTAATTGGGTAGCTGATCCATTTATACAATTGACGTTTAATTCACCCGCAGGAAAGAACGCAAAGGGATATCTTATAACTGATGCAAGTGGAAAAATCGTATCTTCAAAAATAACAAATAGTGGATATTTCTATGATGATCCGGATCAAATAACATTAACATATAAATACTTATACGACGATGAAATATACACACTTTCTCCTGCAGAAGCATCTATAAATCTTATAAATGTTTCAGTATTTAATCCAACGCAAACATACACTTATGGAATTGGTAGTTTAAAACTTGGAAATATAGATAAAACATTTGGCTATCCATCTGCAACATTTGCTGCCGCAATCTTTTTAAAGCCTGTATCTGTAGGATTAGTTGAAACTGAACATCTTTATATCTTTGAAGAATTAGATAATGGAGATTTAATAAGACCGTATGATGCATCAGATTCTATATTAATATTTGAGTTTTTTGGAGAAGAGGATGAAATAGCATTTTTTCAAGTAGATGAAGAGAAATCTGAGATTTCTTGGGGAGACGCCGCAATTTTTGATGTAAGTTTATTTTCTAAGAATACACCTCTTCAACTTAATATAGGATTTAGATCTGAAGAAGAGGGAGTTTTTGAAAGAAGAATGAGAATATACCATATAGTTAATGATACTGCATATGTTATCGGAGAAGTAATTGTAAATGCTGAAGCTATAGGAGAAGATGAAAGATTTAGAACACATATAGAAAATTTTGGTTTGCCAGATCCAGTTAACATCAAACAAGTTTTAAAAGAAACTGATATAAATGAAGATCTTCCAGATTGGAAAATATTAAACTATAAATCAAAACATATTATTCTTGAACACGATAAAATAATGCCGTATGTTGGCACATACAAGGGTTTAATAAATGCAATTAAGTGGCTTGGATATGATGACGTCTATATTAGAGAATGGTTTTTAAATGTTAAAGAAAATAAAAAAATATCTTTTGTTGTTCCATATGATGCAAAAGACAGATTACAGACAATTTTAATGTTTGACAGTAATCAAAGAAAAACACTTAAAAAGCTTAATCAATTATCTCTTAATTATTGTATAAATAGAGAAACTGAAGAAACTGATATCTGGGGCACTCCTATAACTGAAAATTGTTACTCATATAATATTAAAGAAGTTTTTGTCAAATTACTAGGGTTAAAAAATTGGTTAGAAAAAAATATAATAGGTGTAAACTGTAGAATAGTTGATATAACAGGAGAAGGCATATATATAGAAAGATTTAGAAATTTATCTTATAATATAAGTGGAATTGGATTTAATTATAATGCAGAACAAAAATTAACTCCTTATGCAATAGACAAATCTTCTGAATTAATAGAAGGAAAGGCAGATATAAAAGCGTCTTTATTAGAATTGACAAAACTTAAAATATCTGATATACCATATAAATTTGAAGATTTTGCCAAATATGCATGGAATCCATTAGAACCAAGTAGATATTTTTCTATGAATGACCCCTCATTCTTAGAAAATTCAAGTGATTATTTAATAGTCGGAGCTCCACTTTCTTATCCTCTTGTTAACGTAAACGATGTTTTATATAGATTATCAACAGAAAAAGATTTTGCCGGAGTCATAGGTTCAACATTAGTCTCAAATCCTTTATTTGTCTTGGAAAATGATATAAGATTTTATAATACATTTGATACATCTTCAATATTTTTTGATACATCTACCTCTTTAACAATTTATATAGAGAAAGGATATTTAAGAGATGCAAGTGTAGATGAATGGGATAAATCTATTTCTTATTCATTTTATTCAGATCCATGTTCAAATGGATATATAATGGAAGCTTCTTCTGGAGTTATATATAAATTTTATGATTATCCTTCGCTTAATCCCAATACAAATTCATTACTTCAATATGCAATAGATGATAACTATAAAGTTCCACTTTTTGGCGTAAAGAACTATAAAACTATGGACTCTAGCGGAGTTAACTATTTATTCGATAAATTATATTATTTAGATATTATAGATGGAAAAATAGAAATGAATGCTGGAATAATAGATCCAACAAACTCTTCAGATAATTTAACAATTTATTTAAATTTTGATTATGATACAAGCTTAAATGAACAAATGATAACAGTTAATCCGGTTTATACATCACCAAGAATGAGATTGTATCAAATAGATCCAAGTGTATATTATTGGTCAGACCCATCTGGAAGAACTGGAAATAATAATTCAAGCTTTATATTAATTGACAACAGTATATACAAAATGAGCGTTAATCATATAGGAAATTATAATATAGAGGTCTTTGCTTGGGATGACTATAATACAATGTTCTATGGTATTGCTAATGAACCGTATTCAGTGTGGATTAAATCACCAACTATTTATACTTTAATAGACGATAAGTGTAATGTAGTATGTTCAAGTACATTTATTAATATAAATGATGTTAGTATAATTATATCAAATAATAATAAACCTATATATGATAGGTATATTTCACTTCAAGGCCTAACTTTTAATATAGATTCTCAAGGAAAACCTTATGTATCCATTCCATCTATAACATATTTTCAAGATGTTCCTGAGAAAAATTCTATAAATAAATTCTATAATTTAACTGAAAGAGTTACAAATATAAACGGAAACATAATTACAATAGATCCAGATTATCAGAAATTTTATATAAATGACGATATAAAATTAGTGAAATTTGATAAAAGAAATTATGATTTAATAGTAGAGGCCAGTTCACATATAGTTAATGTTTCTGGATATAATTTAACTTTAGATAACATTCCATCTTCTATTTACTTTGATACATCTTCTGATATTTATATTATAAATGATACATATCGCTCAATAGTTAATTACAGTAACATAGATAATAAATTTGTTGCAGATGTTAGTGGTTATCAATTTGAAGTTGGACAACTTGTAGGTGTAATTGCAACCGACCTTAGTAATGGATATTCTTGGGGATCTTCGTATAGAGTCCTTCAAGTTAATGGAAGTACTCATACATTTGACTATCCCATTCCAAATTATTTTTTGAGTAATCCTTTAAAATATAGCATTAAAGTTAAACATGCATTTTCTTCTTATTCAGATATAATTCTATTAACTGAAGATGCTAAAGAAGAAAATAATAATTTCAAGATTTATCTAAAAGATTCAAATTGCCAGGAATATTATTTAGATAATACATTTGCTTATATCAACATTTTATTTGATCATAACAAAGTGAATTCACAGTGGTATGATGTATCAGATAATTTAATAAATAGCGAATTTTATTATTATACTAAACCTATAGTTGTTGATGCAAGCACACTAGTAATACTAAGATCGATTTATGACCCATCAACATACTTAACAGATCAGAAAAATATCTGGACTGTAACTGATCACTTTAATGACTCTATATTATTTAAAGTGTATAATGATAGTGTTCCTTACATATTTGATACACCCGGAACATATGATGTTGAGTGCATATCATATGATATTTTTGGAAACGCTATTACTAAAAAGTACGAAGGTTTAATTAAAGTTATGTAAAAATGGCGCCCGGAAGAATATCTGAAGTTGATACAACATTTATCGATAAATCCAATGTATTTTTGGAGTTAAATTCTCCTTCTTGGAGATATCCGATGCATATATCTATAGACAATCTTTATAAAGATTTTGAGACTTTAGTACAAAAAGATAATAATTATAAGAATATTGACAATGATACATTAATCATAGATCCATCAACTCTTAAAGTAAAAGTGAATTCCTCATACATAAAAACACCGAATGTCTTTTTTGAGCCTTTCAACAATCATAATATATTATATAATCAACTTCCACAAAATTTATCAGATGTATCGACGATGCATCTCGTTACGGATGGAAATTATCTATATATATGGGTAGGAAATAGATGGAAAAGAGCTCTTCTCTCTGAATGGTAAAATTTTAACGCAACTTTAACACACAAAGTGAAACTTTTTCGAAAGTAACCATATAATAAGTACCTAAGCCCCCCGGAAGGTATGGATCTAGAGCTTAGCTTAGAATATCTGGATTCTCAGGAGACTCGAGACTCTCGGGGGCGAATTTCTTGAATTATTGAAAAATCTCTCTTGAGCGAGAATTCTTTACTAAAAAAGAGGCTTTGCTTTTGTATGTTTAGGTGGACACCAGTTTTCATAATCCCATGTAAGAGCGTCGTGGCAAACAATATTATGGTTAATAATATCTATTGCTTTTTGTTTTTGAGTATCGTCAAGATTCGGGTGAGCTTCTAGAAGTGTATCGAGAAGCCGTTGTTTCATCTCTTCTACGTTATCAGGCATAAGCTCAACTCCATAAATAGTTGAGAGAGCTTGAAGAGGATCATGACCAAGAGCAAGTTTGCGTGCAAGAATGACTACAAGAAAATTACCATTGCCAGCAGAGTTGTCGATGAAAGTTTTAGTAGGGTCAGTCCAAACTTCAGATGGAAGTTTGTTGAGCATCTCATTGACGAGTTCGAAAGGAGTAAAACACTCTGCAGTAATTTTTACTCTATTTTTTCGTTTTTCTTCTAGTGTCATGATATTGTCTTAAAGATTTTCCTAATTTTAATCGATGTTCATTAGTCATCGGGCCCTTCTTTTTTCCTATATTCTTTTTGCTTATTTTTTCTCTATGTTCTAAAGTAAGAATTTTTCCTATATTTTTTTCACCCATTTTTTTCTTTGTTTCTTCTGAATAAACATTTATTTTTCCTTTATTCCAAGGTATTTGTCCTTTTTTAAATGCAAATTTAGGTGTATGTTCTTTAGTATAATCACTTATTCGTTTTTTAGCTGAATCTGGTTGTTTATGACTTATTCCTAATCGATATTTATTTCCATGTTTTGCTTCTGCATTCGCAATAACTTGTAATCTTCTAGCATATTCAAAATCTCTTGATGAAAGTTTTATTCGTTGATGAGTTTTACTCACGTTTAATGCCATTATAACAAAAGCCAATTGCATGTGATAATTATTGGGGTAAATTTCAATTAATAATTTATGACATATAAAATGTTCTTTTGCTGTTAATAAAACTAAATTTTCTTTTTCATCAGATCCATTTAAGCATTTGGGAATTATATGATGATTTTCGTAATAAACTCCATTTCGTTTTTTACGATTTTCAGATTTTGCTTTTTCGATTATAGCATCATAAATTTTTTGATAATTCATTTTCTTGAATATTTTTAGTTTCAGGAAGTTGGTACAAGAAAGTTTTCTTCGTTATTTTTTTATATCGAATAACTCCATTCTTTCTCCAATTATTTAATGTTTGTTTACAAATTCCAAATATAGAAATAATTTGTTCGTAAGTATACCACTGTTCTTCCATATAATATATATTCAAGAATTTATACTAAATTTACCTATTTTTAACTATTTAACAAAATTTTAACACTTTTTATAGGATAGAAATATATGCTATTGAACATTATTTCTTTTCTTCTAAATTTGCGCTTATGTTTGAGAGCAGTCATTAAATATCATTAAATCTTTTAAATATTTGGTACTAACCAATCTTCACCATCAATAACAACCTATACATGATAGTGGCTGATCAGCAAAGGATCTTTACGTAAGATATTCGTTAAATTCAACTTCATAAGAAATTTTTCTTCTAACGTCATTGTTTTTCTATTTTATTCATAGTATTTTGGTATATTTGTTTCAATAAAAGATATTTC